CTTTTATATTTTATACAGATGCGAAATAAATTCCGTATTTCCAAATTAAATGTGTATCCACAAGTGAGTGTAGTGATTTTTTACAATCATCTCCTTTGCCACCGATTTACTAATCAACCTTACACAAAATTTGGATACATACGAATAGTTTTTACCCTCTACTTTCATAAGGCCATGTTAGTATATGTTTCCAAGTATAACCCTTAACGATTTTACGAATATTAGCAGGTGAAACACCATTGTTCCTTGCAAGGACTTTGATGTTCCTATGCCCAACACTCCATAACTCACGAATTGATTTTACCTGCCCCTCTGTAAGTTTATGCTTTGGATGTGATTCACCACACAACATATTAAATCTCCTCATTAAAAGGAATTTCAATTTGTGAGTTCTCTGCTTCCCAAAATTTATAAACGATTTTTCCAATATCAGGCTTTCTATAGTTCGGACCTTTTAAGATTTTACCATCCTCTCTATAAATTGGATTACCATTTTCATCCAACTTTGACATATTGGAACTATGAACCTCATCAAATACATCTTCTATAATATCACCCATCCCATGCTGAAGAATTGTTCCTAATAAGATATACAATTGGTCTGCGAGAGCATCTGCAATACCAACTGGGTCATCGTTTTGGTTTGCTTCCCTATACTCATTTAATTCTTCTAAACCTAATTTATACCTCAAATCACAAATTTCATCCCATTGAACCATCGGGCTTTTGTAATACTTCTGACCATATACCTCGTGAAATTGCTTCACCTGCTCTAATTGCTTTTTCATAACTATACAAATATACAAAATAATTTTTAAAGTGCCAAATATTCTCCTAAAGATTTTACTCCGATAATTCTTTTGAACTCTGAACCATCTTTCATCAATATCACCGTTGGAACGCTTCTAATTCCATACGAACTTGCTAATCCGGATTCCGAATCCACATCAATCTTTTTTACAGGTATAGTTTTAGATACCTCTTCCATAATAGGAGCTAATTGTTTACAAGGTGCGCACCATTTTGCGCTAAAATACCAATATTCTATCATTTTTAATCCTTTTTAATTTATTATTAACCATCACAACTTACACAATCGGGGTCAGTTGCTCTTGCTGCTATATCACCCCTTAATACTGATTCAGTTCTCATATAGTATAAAGTTTTGATTCCTTCTTTCCAAGCTTCCAAGTGAACTTGATTTATCCACTTTGGAGATGCTTGTGATGGGAACGCAAGATTTAACGATACGGCCTGGTCAATGTATTGTTGCCTAATCCCAGCTTGCTTTATTAATTCTAATTGATTGATTTCTTTGAATGTTTTATACACATCTTTTACCCAATCAACTTCTTTACTTTGGATTGCAGTTTCGGGAATCTCCTGAATGTTTGTTAGTTTGTTTCCCAAAAATCCCCACTTTTCTAACTCATCAATACCTTGAACCGAACCACCATCTTCCAAAATCTTATCCCAAGTTTCTTTGTTATTGATTCCAATTTTACGAAGAACCCTTTCCAACTCAGGATTCTTACGAATGAATGTTCCTTTTGAGGTTTGCTCCGTAAATACATTCGCTGCCCAAGGTTCAATGCCTGGTGATATGTTACCACTTAACTTTGAATTAGACACAGTTGGTGCTATTGCCCTCAAGTGGGTATTCCGCATTTCAGTTCCAACACACCATAGAGGTTCACCATATTCTTTGGCCAAATCTCTACTTGCTCTTTCACTTTCAATCTTTATTTGTGAGAATATCTTTCTCGTTTCAAATTGAGCAGGTAATCCTTCAAATGAAATACCTCTTTGTTGTAAGTAGGTATGCCACCCAAGAACACCCAATCCCAATGCTCTCCCCTTTTCAGCAGAACGAACTGAGTTTTCAAATCCTCTCATATTCTTTGCTTTCTGAATGAACTCTTCTAATACCCCATCCAAAAACCAGATAGCGGTATAAATCAAATCAGTATCTTTCCACTCATCGTATTTTGCAAGATTGAGTGATGATAAACAACATACAAACGAATGTGATTCATCGGTGTGTAAAGCGATTTCAGAGCAAATATTGGTCATAAACACCTTCAACCCATTTTTCTTATACGCCTCTGGGTTTTGTTTGTTTACATTTCCCTTATACATAATATAAGGTTCACCTGTTGCTTTTCTCTTCTGCAATAACTTACCCCATTTTCTTCTTGCTTCTTCATCCCCATCCTCCAACTTACGCATAAACTTATCACCAACAACTGCACATTGATGTAGATTAAGCGACTGGCGATTCACATCCCCCTTTGGTTCTCTGATTTCTAACCACTCTTCAAAATCTTTATGTTCAATGTTTAGATTAACTGATGCTGCTCCCCTACGAACTGCTCCCTGATTTGTTGCAAGGATGGTGGAATCAAATATTTTACAAAATGGAACAATACCATCGGATGTTCCGTTTCCAGTGATTTTACTCCCCGCAGGTCTTATCATATTGACACCAATACCAACACCACCACCATGCTTCGCAAGTAACATCATTTCTAAATTCTTCTGCCCAATTTCTTGGATAGAATCACCCACATCAATACCAAAACAGGAAATAGGTAATCCCCTATCTGTCCCCGTGTTTGATAAGACAGGTGTAGCAAGGTTTAACCAACCACGCCATATATAATCAAAAAACTTTGATGCAAGTTGTGGTTTATCCAACCTCCTTGCTACCGCAGTACATACCCGCCAATACGCATCTTTGGGTTTCTCTCCTGCTAAAACATAACCTTTTGATATTGTTTTTAGGTAAACTTCAGTATGCCCCCAAGCGGGGTAATCAACTTCTTTTTCCCATCCTAATTCTTCTGCTATTTTATCTGCTATATTCATCGTATCCTTAAATTAAAATATATCACCCCAATCTTCACCTTCACCTGCTTTACTATAATCGGTTGGCCTCATAGCAAAGAAATCAGTATGAGTCAATCCTCCCGTAAGGTGGTAAAACCACTCTAAATTACCTGCACTAACTTTATCATACTCAAATATGGGGTCATAACCTAATTCAACCAATTTTTCGTTAGCTCTTTGTTTTATAAACTCTTTTAAATCTACTGCTGACAAGTTTTCTAAATCACCCATCTCAAACATCTTATCAATAAACTTTAGTTCCATCTCCACCATCAACTTTGCAGCAAACTCTATATCTTTTCTTACCTCACCCAATAGTTCAGGAAATTCTTCACACATATGCCTGAATAACCCACATCCCATTTTAGAATGTAAAGATTCATCCCTAACCGACCATTTCATCTGCTGACCTACTCCTTTCAGTAAGTTTCTCATCTGAAATGAATAAAGGACTGCAAACGATGAATACAAAGATACCCCCTCTGCAAACGCAGAAAAGATTGCCAAACTACGGCCTACCTCTGCTCTTGCTTTTGGATTTGTTTGTAACTCTTCAGGTGTCCAATTTGCTGATACTTGTGTTAGGAATTCAAATTTTTCTTTGATTTCCGGCTCATGCATAAATGCAGCAAAATCTTCTAATCCCAATGTTTCATTAAGATAAGAATACGCAGTTGCATGGATTGTTTCTTGCGAACCAAACGCCATAGCCATCTGCCGTATCTCATGTTTTGGAAACCACTTTGTAACCATCCCTGTCCAATAATCAGAAACAGCGCATTCGGTTTGAGCGAACCCTAATAAGATATTGCCTACTAAATTCTTTTCATGCTTCTTTAAATTTTCTTTCCAATCCTTCACATCCCCTTGCATTGGAATTTCGGTATGTAACCAAAAGGCCTGCATTTGGGGTAGCCATCCATCAGTATAATATTCTGGATATTCAAATGGTTTAAACGGTATTCTCTCTTCAAATAATCCCATAATAATCTCCTAAAAATTTTGTGTGTAAATATAAATACATTTTAAAACCCAATATCACCTTTCATATCTTTGTATTTTTGTAATAAATTTTTTCTTACCAAAGTTCCCCCATCTTTCATCTCTTTTTGGGTGTTTTGACCATCAATAGAATTATCATTGTATATCAAAATTTGCCCATTTGAAAAATTAGCTTTAGAAGGAAATGTCATTCCATCAGGACCAAATCGGTTTTTAATGACATGCCATCTCCCCGTCCCTGCTAACTTATCATCAATCTTCCTACTTAATGAAACTACGAAATCAGCAGTCATCAATTTGGAAAAAGAACCTGCAATTGATGTTCCCGTAATTACATCCTGCTCAGCACCACTACGATTAATCTGCGACGCGGTATATAATGGAACACCATACTCCCCTGCCATCCCCCTTAAATCCACTATCAACTCTTCTAAAACCTCATACCGTTTTTCTTTAGCAGAACCTTTTAACAAATCAGCGTAATCCACCACAATTACATCAGGCTTCTTACCCTGCAGTATCATCCTATCTATATGAGCTTTTAAAGTATTCAAACCAGCAGCACCTGAATTAAATCCTTTAATAACCAAATCACCCTTTAACGAACCTACCACTTTTTCAACCTCTTCAATATTATACTTTAGGTTGGGTATGGGTATCCCCGTGAAAAAGGAATCAAATCGTTGCCCCACCCATGTCTCCCATAATTCCAATGTATAATACACTACAATCTTACCACTCTTAACAGCGTTTGCCGCAACATTAACCAATGACCAGGACTTACCAATACCAGGCGGTGCTGCGAATATTATTAACTCACCCATTCCAAACCCACCTTGTGTAATTTCATCTATAACATCCCATCCAGTTGGTATTGGATTTCTTGCCAAATCATCATACCTCTGAGTTACCATTATCTTATACTCATGCCCAACATCCGTTGGTTGACCTGCTTTCATAGCAGTATCAATGGTTGATTTTATCTTATCATACTTACCCTGCTCTAAAAGTGGTATTGAATCTAAGATAGCTTGTTTAAGTGATTGATTTGTGCAAAAGTTTAAAGTTTCTTCTTTTACATAATCTAAATCATCTGATTCTAAATCCCGCCAAACCTGCTTTAAGGTATCTATTACTGATGTTTTTAGAATATCCCTCTCAATGGGGCTTATCTTCGTTTTAAGAACATCTAATGTTGGTTTGGATTCGTAGGTATCTATGTACTCTAAAATCGTTTTACACAACCATTCTGATGCTTCTGAGTCAAAATATTGCGGCTTTAATATATCGTATATCTGTCTACTAAAAACCATATCCGATAATAAAGCGGATAAGATTTTAGTTTGAAACCCCGTTCCAAATTTACTTCCAAATTTTTCCATATGATACTAATATACAACCTTATTTGGTTTTTTCAAAATTATTTTTTAAAAGATTATCCAATCTCATAAAACTATTCCGTAACCACAAATCTACATTCGCAAAAGCAGTATATAACTTATCATACATAAACATTTTTTTAAACTCCAATAAATTTAACTTTGGATGATGATTATCTAAAATATCTCTCGTATTTGAAATAATTGATGTTGATATTTCAGGTAATTTTAATTGCATCAAATCGTAGTTTAATTCTATGGTTTCTACTGATTCCAATAATTTTTTTGATAGTTTATCATCGCACCGTTCTTTAATTCCAGTGATAAACTCATTATAATCTAACTCCCCATCGTTTAAGAAATCCATTTTACCTAAAATAGTTTTCTTACCAATCCCATTCACACCTTTAATGTTATCCGATGAATCGCCCATAATAACCCTATACCAAATAAGGTTTTGAGGCATTACACCCCACTCTTCTTTGACAATTGATTCATCATACATTATTTTCTTAATAGGTGAATAAACTTTAATTCGTTCATTCACCAATTGTAAAAAATCTTTATCAGATGATAGTAATATCACCTCATTTTTAAAATAGTGGTTAGCCATCCAAGCCATCAAATCATCTGCTTCCACATAATCCACCTGCAAAAGAGTTACGGGTAGGTTTTGAAGATACTCATACAAACGAATGAATTGCTTACGCATAGATTCCTGCTGGTCCTCTATATCTTCATATCCCTGCAATCTATTCAGTCGTGTAAGGCCTGTTCTACCACCTTTATAATCGGAGTACATTTTTTTCCTCCGGTGCGAACCACCCTTACCATCAAATACAATGATAACACGAGTAGGGTTCAAATTTCTAATAGTGGCTGCGGTGGATAACAGAAAGCCTGTTATACCACCACAGTGTTCACCATCATCGTTGAGAGCAGGGACTGCTCCGAAAACTCGAATGTACATATTCAACCCATCAATGATAAGGACTTTATCATTTAAGTTTTGATTTAAAACCGGTTGGTTTTCTTGTCCCAACTTACTCAACAAATCTTTGTAATTCTTAGTCATCAAAATCGGATAGTTCTATATTATCAACATTTGCTTCATCGGATGCTTCTTTGTACGAAAGAATGTAAGAATTACAAATTTCGTTGTAGATTTTTTCCTTCACATCAGCACGAGTCTGAAGAATATCAGGAAAATTCTTTGCTTGAAACTTTATTTCTTCACCAGTTTCGTTATCCACCCAAGTATACCACGCACCACTTTGATTGGCTAATTTATAGGTTTTCATCATTTCTAACCAAGAACCTAAGTTATCAATACCACTATCAAAGTAAATATCGTAATCAATTGAGCGTAATGGTGGGCCCATTCGGTTTTTAATAACCTGTGCTCGGGTTTTAATACCAATCACCTGTTCCACACCACCAACTTTTGCTTTCAACTGGCCCATTTGTTTCAAACGGATTCTACAACTTGAATGGAATGCGATTGCCTTACCACCAGATGTAGTCCAAGGGTCGCCAAAACTTACCCCCATCCTGGTCCTTAATTGATTTGTAAAGATAAGAGTGATTCTTTCTCTACCAATTAAGTTGGTGATTTTACGCATTGCTTTTGAAATGATAATTGCTTTTTGAGTCGCGTATCCCGCCTGGTCATAATCGGCTGAAATCTCAACCTTTGTTGATGCACCTGCTACGGAATCCACTACAATTGTAACCAATTTCTTTTTATCAGATTTTCTTACCGAATCAATAATTGAATCAATTGCTTCAAAAATATCTTCCACCGTTTCCAATGGAACATACAGCATCTTTTTCAAATCAACACCAATCGCTGCCAAAAACTCCTGATTAAGTGCGTTTTCAGTATCAATGTACACACCCAATCCACCCCTCTTTTGCGTATCCGCAATTGAGTGGGCCGCTACTAACGATTTACCACTACCTTCCAGCCCTGTAATTTCACAAATTCTTCCAACAGGTAAACCACCATTGGTTCGGTTTGAAATAGCCAAATCTAACATTTCAGAGCCAGTAGACACCCACTCGTCTAAGTCGGTGGGTGTCTGCTCTGAACCATCTAAATAATAAGCTACTTTGTGTTGGGATTTGAATTTTTTATTAAGATTATCAGCGAGTATGGTAGATAGTTCATCACGAACTATATCTACTTTAGGTTTACTCATACTGATTAATCGTTAAAAAGGTCGTCAAATGCTTCTTTTACTGAACTAGCTTTCGTTGTTGTTGGTGTGGATTCTACAACTGCAGGTTGTTCTGCTTTTGCTTCTTCTTTTACCTCACCAGTTTCCAACCAAACCTCCAACATAACCTTCAACTCATCATAGGTATATCTTTTGAAAATGGTTGTTAAATCAGCTTGATTTTTTACCAACTGAACGATATTCTTATCTTCAGTCATAGGTGTGGTATTTGGTTTTACCCTAATAAATGTTTCAGGATAAGATTTACCAACCTCTGCAGCTGATTTGAATTCTACAGTGATATCCCTACCACTCATTGGGTCGGTCAAATCACCATAATCTGGGTCTGCGAAGAACGCAAGGATTTCTTGGTAAACCTGCTTACCAAAGCCCCAAAATTTTACACCCTCTGATTCCTCACCTCTTACCAAAATAGGAACATAAGTTCTCATCTTTGGTGTCAACTTCTTAGAGAGATTGTAATCTTCCCTATCCTTTGTTGCTTTCAATTGCTCTGAAAATTCAACGATAGGGTCTTTCTCACCAAAAGAAATGGGTGATAGAATCGTCTTACCACCAAAATCAAAGTGGAAATACAACTCAATAAAAGGGTTTTCTTTGTTGTGCACATAAGGCACTAATCGGATTTGCTGTTTACCTGGATTCGGTTTCCATAAGGTATCAGTCTTTTGTACTTTTGTTTGAAGTGAATTCAAACGGTTTCGGATTGCATTTAAGTCAATTGCCATAATTACTCCATTTTTTAATAGGTTAAACAAAAATTATAGTCACTAATATACAACATTTAGTTGACAATTCCAAATGTTTTTTCAAAAAAATTATTTTTTATTTTTTTTAATCTAAATTCTCTACTCTATAAATAGTAGTTCGCATGAATTTAAAACTATCATCAGAGGTTAATAATACCCCATTTTTATAATCATCCCAATTCAACATATAGTTTTTATCTAAGATACCACCATTTAACGATTGAATAAGCCTGTTAAGGGCGTTTATCGTATATAAGGTGTTTGTTTCTCTTTTTCTATGAACCATAATTGTATTTGGTAAAAATTTTGATGATGGTGATGGGATGATATTATAGCTGATAACCAACTCTTCTGAATTTTCTAAAGTCAATACGAATATCTTCTTACTGAAAAGAGTAAATCCATTTTTTATAGTACCTAAATCAGAATCGCATTTAAGTTCGGTTGTAAATGTTATCAGTAATTGTGTTTTCACTCATAGCTCCGTTATTTTTGTCTTTTACTATCTACTTTTTTAGAAATACAGCTTCTCATATCTTTTCCAAACCCACTTGCTACCTTTTGGGCAGTTCCCGCAGTTCTCCAAGTATCCTCAGCAATAGAGCGAGTCCCATTTTCATCTTTAATAAAGATTGAACCTGAAGATGCATCTATTTTACATTTTTCTCTTAAATATTTTTTTAAATCAGCTTTACCTTTTGATGTTGAAGTATCCCCTTTGAATCCAGTTTGTTCAGCCAAACAACTACGAATATTTTCGGGTTGTGCACCTCTAATACCCATTTGTAAAATCATTTTACCATCACCACCATCTATGTATGAATCAAAATGCATTGCATCCATTACGGTTGAAATGTATCCTTGCGTATGTGGCCCGTTTATACCATCCTTTGGATAACCGGCTTCGGCATCTGCATTATTAATAGTATCCACCAATTTTTTATGAGATGCATTGACAATATCCTTTTCCGACTCTTTTGTATCAATAGAATCCAAAACCGATTTATCATCAAAATTAATTTTTGGATATTTTTTCTTAAAATTTGCCTTTTGAGCAAATTCTCCAATTTTAATGGTAATCTTACCGTATGGTTCATATGCCGGGGTTTTTCCGTTAGCAATCAAATCACGAGAGCGATTTTGCATCTCAACTAATAATTCTTTACTTGATAGTTTATTCACATCAAGACCTTTATCTTGAAGATGTTTTAAGTATCCTTTATTAGATTTTAGTTTATTCATATATTTTTTCATTTCGGGAGTATCACATATTTTAGCAAATGAATCGCTAATTTCAATATCATTGGTACGATTAACAGTTGCCTTCTTAACATCCGATACCTCAGAAATACTCCTATCAAGTGATTTGACTACCGTATTCGCAACATCGTTACCATATTGTTCTTTAATGATTTTAAATCGGTTTGCAGGAGTGGTATTATTTTGTGGGTCACGTAACGAACTATCTTTTTTATTGGATATTGATACAATAGTCATATTGCCGTTTTTATCCTCACCAATTACATATGTATCGTGATACTCTCTATACTTACTAAAAGATTTTATTTCATCTTCATAGTGTTTAATTGCGTTTTTATCACCACTTAATTTGGCGTTTTTTAATTTATTCTCTAAAATAGATTGAGTCTTATTATCAAGTTCAGTTGTAGATTGTACAGTGGTATGCGGTTTTGATGTATCTAATGAAGTATTTTCTTTTAGAATTTTTCTTGTAGCCAAAGTACCATCATACGCGGTTCGAGCCCATTCTTTATACGCCTCTTCGTTTTCTTCAAACCCAGCTTTTCCTTTTAAGTAAAAAACCGAACCCTTAATACCTTTTATTCTTTCTAACTCTTTTTCTGCAAATATTTCACGAGTTGCAATATATTCGGCGGCGTCATCTGAATCAGGATTTAATCCTAACGCTTTTAAATCACGAGCGTTGTTAGCAGTTAATTTTGATTTTTTAAACTTTTCTTTTTTAGCATCAATAGCTTCTCTATTTTCAGACTTGAATTTTTCTTCATCATAGGTATTCATCGTATTACAATAACGAGATTCACCTTGCGATGCAACCGGACCACCTGCACCTGCAATACCCATATCTCTATCTCTCTCAAGAGAGGCCTGTTCCTCTTTCATTTGAGATTGAACTTTTAAATTTGGAAAATCTGAATCGGAGTTTGAATCTCCACTATCCGATTTTTCTTTTTCTGCTTTTGCTATATCACTTTTGGTTGCTGTGTCTTGTGTTGTTTTATTAAATTTTTTAACCTGATATACTGAACCTGATTTTTTATTCTTAACCCAAACATCTTCTTCTAAATCCATTGTACCCGATTGTTCCATCTCCTGCTTCTTTTTCAGATATGCTTCTTTTTCAACATCGGTCATCATACCAAATTTAATCGCATCCAAATCCTTTTCTAATGGATTTTCCTCTTTAGGTTTTTCTTCCGTTGGAGGTGTTGGGGATTGCTCTAACAAACTTTTACGAAATTCATAAGCAATATCACTACCATACAATTCCTCTATTACCTGAGTAATCGCATTAATAGATTTTGTGCTATGTGGGTTTGTGAGTTCACCCCTTATTTCATTCCAAGTAAGTTGGGTTATTTCATTCAGTATATTATCTATAAAACTATTATTCTCCATAGGTATAAATATCTTTATTATATAGTAAACATATTCTTATAGTCATCTCCAACCTCTACCTTTACAGGATATCCACCCCACTCCATAATCTCTTTTACCTTTTGTGGATATGTATCTATTTCATCTTCGGATACATCAAATAGGATTGAGTCATAAGTGTAAAGAACAGGTACTGATTTATAACCCTCTAATTGTTTACTTAGTTTATTTATAATAAGTATGTTTCTTTCCGTTTCTAATGCTTGTAAAATATAGTTAAATAGTTTATTTTTGTTCATTTCCGGCAGTTTTCTAATAAGCCGTTTAAATATTGGTGTTTCAACCCCAGCATTAAACAAATATTCATCCCATAACCTATCAATTACGATAGAAACCGATTCGTAGAATGGTATGTGTTTATACTCATCCTGCACCCCACCATAGAGTTGTCTAAAGGTTATTGGTTTTGCTTGCTCCATAGGTACTCCATACTGTTGACCTAACCAATTGTGAGCGGACATGTCCATTGGTATGGGGTTTCCTATTAAACCTCCAATTAATCGGATGTGATACCCATCATAATCAAAACTGAATAACTTGCCCCCAACAAATCGGGATACAAACCTGCTTCGGGTATCATCCCCCTTTTTCAATGCAGCGTAATTAATACCATTGAAAGCATTGGAAGGGCGGGAGGTGGATGTTAAAAAATTATATTGTGTCATTTCCAACCCATCTTTGGATTGAAATCCATTCTTTTCTATATTATAAAGTGAGTGTGGGTATAGTGTAGAAAATTTTGTAGGTTCTACATTGGTTGATTTAAATAATTTTTTCCATTCACCAAAGAACTCATAGTGTTTTAGTATAGGTATTAAATCTCCTACCTTTGGAATTCCCCTTCGTCTGAAAACATTGTGAATAGGTAACTCATTCACACTATATTCTAATCCCAAATGAAATAGGTATGCTTGTAAATCATAAAGGTTATCAGTTTTGTAATGATATAAAAACGATTTTAAATCTACCACAAATACCTTCTTAAATCTACTCAAG